TCTTCGCGTGCGAATCCTGCTTCGATGGTCCGTCGCACGCCTACAAGGACACGCACGACCCGAAGACATGGATCAAGATCAAGGCGGGGGATCAGGTCTTCAAGACCGATCTCCGCATGATGCTCCAGGCCGAAAACCTCTCGATCATCCTTCGCAACTTCCCTGACACGTTCAAAGACCGCTCGGGCGGCCTGCTGGGGGCGATGATCGAGAACATCGACACCTGGGGCGTTGTCGAAGTGAGCGACTTCATCCAAGGCACGCTTGACCGCTCGCCGATACTGGATCGGCTCGACGCCGCGCGTGAGTGGGCCGAATCTCAGAAGGAACAGGTGGCATGAGGTATCCCCTCCGACTCTACGGGCCGAAGGGCTGGGGCGATCTGGACGACTACGTGCGGGTGATGGACGCTGTCGAGGAAGCTGCCGCCCGGGCTCGCGGTTATGCGTGCCTCGGCGAAACGAAGCCGGAGCCTGCGGTCGAGCCGAAGGTCGCCAAGAGCGAGTATATCGCTTCGAAGGACTGGAACCCGTTCGGCACCGTCGCTGCGGTGCCGTCACGCCCGGCAGCGTTCGACTGGTCGCGCCCGTGGCTGACCGTCCGTTCGGATCTTGCCGCGATGGGCTTTGGCGGCAAGACGAAGGCCGAAGCCCTGGCGTGGGCCGAGGCGAACAGCGTCGAGATGCCGGACTGAGCACGCCAGCAGCGTCGTGAGACGCCGCCCCTCCCGTGATGGAGACCGCCATGAACCTACTTGGCCGCTTGATGGCGGGCGCACCTCAGCAGTTCCAGCAGGGCGTTGCACCGCAAGGCGCGCCCGCCCGTTCGCTCATGTATGGCGGCCAGTCGTTCCAGCCGATGCAGGCCACCGCCGCGCAACCGGCGACAACGATGGCGAAGGACGTCGACGTGAACGGCCTCGGCGCCAAGTCCTTCGGGTGGCAGTCCGGCGGCGATCAGGTGAGGCAGAACCGGACGGCGCTCGTCGCCGACGCGCTGAACAACATGTACGGCCAGCCCGGCAGCGACGACCCGTGGGGATTCCGCCTTTCGCCGCAGTCCCGTCAGGCGTGGCAGGAAGCGGGCGTTACGATCCCGGGCGCGGGCAACGAGGGCGGCCCGGAGTCTGACAGTGAAATCTATTCGGCGATCACCAAGGCTTACCGGCGCGGCTTGGTCGACCCTGACGGCGTGAAGGGCGCGCTGACGGCAAACGGCGGCAGTTCCGGCCTCGGCGGCGCGAGCAACACCGTGACCGCCCCGAATTTCGGCGACATGAGTTTCGGCGACGCATTCCGAAACGCCGTCTACGGAATGAACGACCCGGCGACCGGCAAGTTCATCGGCGGCTTCAAGCAGCTTGGCGAGGTGCCGATGGGCTCCTGGGGCTGGGGCGGGCTTATCGGCCGGATGCTCAACGGCAACTCCGGGATCAGCAAGGCAGGCGACCCGGGCGGCTTGCCCTCGAACGGCCAAGGCGCGGGGAACCCGGGACGATGACGCTTCTTTCAGTCGTTCAAGCCGTCGCCGACGAAGTGAAGGACACCCGGCCGACGGGTGTCGTCTCCAGTTCGGACCCGACGGTGCAACTCTTCTATCGGCTCGCCAACCGTGTCGGCAAGGCCCTGATGAAGAAGGTTGCGTGGCAGGCGCTCCGCACCGAAAAGACCTTCACGGCCCTGTCGACCGAGACCCAGACCGGCATCCTGCCGTCCGACTTCGACCGGTTCGTGCCCGAGACCTTCTGGGACCGGACCAACAAGTTTCTGGTGACCGGCCCGATTTCGGCGGTCCAGTGGCAGTCCCTCAAGGCACTTTCGTACAGCGGCAGCGAGCGCAAGTTCATCCTGCGCGGTGGCTCGATCCTCACGATCCCGGCGTTCACGGGCGGCGAAGCCCTTGCGTTCGAGTACGTCTCGAACCTCTGGGCGGAGTCGTCCGGCGGCACCGGGCAGACGGCATTTTCGGCAGATACCGACGTGTCGCGGATCGACGAAGAGCTGATCGTTCGTGGCATGAAATACTGCTATCTGACCGACGAGGGCTTGCCGAACGGCGCTGCGGCGCAGGACTTTAACGACTATTTCGACGACGTTCTGAGCAACGATCAGCCGACGTCGAACGTGATGGTCGCGGCCGACATCTTCTCCGGGACCAGTACCAGGCACTTCGGCGGTGCCCCGTTCTCCACCGGGGCCGGTGATCTCTTCTGATGCGCGCCCCGACGATGTCCTCCGCCCTCCCGGCGCCGACCGGGGGATGGGATACGCGCAACGCCCTGGCCGACATGCCGGTCGAGAACGCCATCATCATGGACAACTGGTTCCCTGGTACGGAGAAGGTCACGCTTCGCCGGGGCTTCGCCGCGCACGCGACCGGCATGTCCGGGAACGTGGATTCGCTGCTGGAATACACGCCGTTGACCGGCACCGGGCGGATGTTCGCTGCGAACGGCGCGGCGATCTACGAGGTGACGTCGTCCGGGGCTGTCGGCACGGCAGCGGTGACCGGCTTGGCAAGCGCACAGTGGCAGCAGGTCCAGATCGGAACGGCTGGTGGGCAATTCCTGTTCGCGGTGAACGGTGGCGACACGCCGATCACGTTCAACGGCTCGACGTGGAGCACATCTTCGATCACCGGCCCGACATCGGTGAACCTGATCTGGTGCAACCTCCACCAGCGCCGCCTGTGGTTCGGCGAGAAGGACAGCCTGTCGGCATGGTATCTGGAGGTCAACTCGATCTCCGGGTCGGCGTCGGAGTTCTCGCTTGCCGGTGTCGCGCGGCTCGGCGGCTACATCATGGCGATGGGCACATGGACCCGGGACGCGGGCGACGGCCAGGACGACGTGGCGGTGTTCATCACGTCGGAAGGCGAGGCCATCGTCTACGCTGGAACGGACCCGGCGTCGTCTTCGACGTGGTCGCTGATCGGGGTCTTCCGCATCGGCAAGCCAATCGGTCGGCGCTGCATGATGAAGGCCGGCGCTGATCTGATCATGATCACGCAGGACGGCTTCGTCGCGGCGTCCTCGATCCTCTCCATCGACAGGAGCCAGTCGGACAAGGTCGCGCTGTCGTCCCAGATCGCCCGGGCCGTGAACGATGCAGTGCGGGACGGCAAGTCGCTCTTCGGATGGCAGCCGATCCTGTATCCGAAGGGCACGCAGCTCGTCGTCAACGTCCCGACGCTGACGACTAACCACCAGTATGTCTTCAACACCCTGACAGGGGCGCCCTGCCGCTACATCGGCATGAATGCGCGTTGCTGGGGCCTGTTGAACGACAACCTGTACTTCGGCGGCACCGACGGGAAGGTCTACCTCGCCGACAGCGGCACGTCAGACAACGGTTCGAACATCGAGGGCGACGTCCTCCAGGCGTTCACCTATTTCCGTTCCCCGGCGTCCAACAAGGCGTTCAAGAAGGTGGAGCCGATTTTCGAGAGTGCGGGAAACCCGAACGCGGCGCTGGATCTGAATATCGACTTCCAGGTTCTCATGCCGTCAGGCGTTGCCACGGCGTCGCCAAGTTCGGCGGCGCTCTGGGGAATCTCGAAATGGGGCATCGGGAAGTGGGGCTCCGCTGACCAGATTTTCAAGGGCTGGCGAGGCGTGCGGGGTGTCGGCCGTGCGGCGGCGCTGCGCATCCGGGTTGACTCGTCGTCGTCTCGGCCGTCGTGGGTCGCGACCAACTTCCAGTATGTCCCCGGCGGGATCATGTAGTCGTGCCGGAACTGATCGCGGGGGCCGACGAATACGTTGTCGGCTGGCTGATCGACCGCATCCCGGAGGCCCGCGAGGGTAGTTTCTGGCCCTGCACGACAATCGGCGTGATGGTCGGCGATCACCTCGTTGCGGGCGTCGTCTTCCACGACTGGAAGCCACAGTTCGGCACTATGGAATTGAGCATGGCGGCGGACAGCCCGATCTGGGCGCGTCGGAAGATCATCAAGTCGTTGCTCCGGTATCCCTTCGAACAGATGGGTGCCAACAAGCTATTTACGGTTACGCCGCATGAAAACGAAGCGGCGCTGAAGGTCAACAAGCACATCGGATTCGTCCGCGAAGCAGTGCTCGCCCATCACCTCGGGCCGAAGCGACATGCCGTCGTGAACCGAATGCTAAAAGCCGACTACGACAGGCTTTATGGAGGCATGGATGGGCAAGAAGTCTGGGCCGTCGGCTCCTGATCCGGTGACGACCGCGAACGCGCAGGCGGCTGCAAACGCCGATGCGGTGCGCGAGAGTGCGCGGGTCAACCAGATCAACACGACCGGGCCGTGGGGACGAACGTACTACACCGGCACCATCGGCAAGGACGACCGCACGCAGGTCACCGAACTGTCGCAGCCGGGCCAGCAGGTCTATGCCAACCAGGCCGACATTTCCCAGGCGCTGACCGGCTACGGTCGGAACCTCGCGATGCAGGTCCAGAACCTCCCGCAGTTCCGCATCAACGGCAGCGGCGGTGTGCCGCAAGCACCCGCGAACAACGACATGGCGTTCCAGAACGGCGCCAAGCGGTCGGGTGGCATGCCGTTGCCGGGGACGTGGACCGGTGCGCCGCCGCAAGACGCCCCGCCTCCGGGCGCTCAGGCGTTCTCGTCAATCCCGGCAGCAGGCACGTCTTCGCGGGTGGACTTCAACCGGCCCGGCTTTGGCCGCGATGCCATCGGCTTC